GATTAGACCGATTTTGCGCTATCCAGGTCTCTTGCAACTGAGGTTATAAGTCACCTAGTGCTTTGTCAATTCCTTTTGGTAGTTCTCTTTGTAGCCACCATATGATGTCTGATAGAGGTCTGCCCTGGTCTTGTTGTCTTTGGCAGAATTGGATTACTTGAATGATTGGTCGTCTCTCATGAAGGTCTGTTATGTCTTCGAGTATGTCTTCTAGTATATCGATTACGCCTTGTATGTCTGTTATTGTTTTATCTCCCATCTCTTTCTCCTTGTTCTCTTTTTTTTTAGCAGCCTGTGAGTTCACTCTGTCTCTGATGGTGACTGCTGTTTTGTAGTTGTGGCAATCCACACGTTGGCCGTCTGGATACATGACTTGGTAGTGGCCATAAAACCTATTAGATTCTACGATAGTTGCTATCTCATTCATTCTCGTCACACCCAGATGGAGGATAAGAGTGTCTGCAGGAGTAGCAATAAGATTGTGTATGCCAGTAGAGTCTGTATTTCTGAATAGACTTCACCCACTTCTTGCATTTCCTCATGCCGAAAAGATAAAGAGGTTTTGTGGTTTTGCATTTAGGACACCTCTTCTGTTTCATCTTTGGCCTCCATCTTGTAGTGTGTTATCTTAATTCTGCCTGTGTCCCATTTCCCTTCACATGCAACGGTTAGATTGACCTGAGGTATGATGTGGTCCATTGGTATTTCAAACATAGCGAATCCGTTGTCTTCAGGTTTGGTCATTTCACCGAGTCTGTTTCTTATTTCAGGTACTGCTTGAAGGAATTCGTTTTCTATTTCGTTGATGTATTCTTTGAATAGATTATCTTTCTGTTGTTTGTTCATTCTTTGCCTCTTGAATAGTGATAAGTTGTTTATCGATTTTTAATTGTTCTTGTCTTTCAATTAATTCTAATTTGCTGCGCCATTTCCTGATGCGTGCTTGTATCTTACGCAGGTCATTGAGTGATGCATCGTAGTGTGGGATTCTGAGTAGTAGTTTTCTTTGGTTCTCTGTTTCCAGATATGATTGAACCTCAGCCAGTTTTATTTGTAGTTCAAATGCTATTTGCATTCTGCTCTGACAGGCTTTAACTAAACTCTTTGATTGTTCCATGTCTCTCTGTTTAGGCATGAATTACTCCTATTGATTTGATGATGTGTGTTTCTGTACCGTTTGAGATGTTTCTTATACCTTCAGTCTCTTCCCATGACCATCCAGTATCTAGTGTTACATGCATATCTTCAATAAGAATTATTGTGCCTCTTATTACATACTCACCAAATGATGTCTCTATGTGCACGTTATCACCCTCTGTAATATCTACTGAGGATGTCAGTCCCATTCCTAATGCTTCGCCTAATGCATCTGCAAATGGTGTGTTTTCTAAGGTAGAAAGAGAGGGGGAATCGTATCTTACGAGATTATTAAGTTTGGCAGAACTAGATTTTTCTTGATTCAACCCCTCACCTAATACCTCTTTTTTTTCCTCTTCACTGCCTGATAGTATCTTCTTCATCTTCTTGCCCTTGTTTTGTATATGAAAGTAGTGACGCATGTATTATCTTTGTTTGTATTTGTAATAACGCAGAATGGTGATAGAGCCACTTGTAATTTACTTAATAGGTTTCCATACTGTTTCATGATTACAATCCCTCTGTGATTAACGTCGTTGGTGCCAGTTATGTAGTTGACGCCAATCTACTTCGTCTCTGCACATAAGAGTATTGATACCATTCATTAGGTCACATTGTATCCACGTACCGTCACTGAGGTATATGGTTTCCCAGTCATCTTCAAAATACCAGTCTTCATGCTTAGCATTAACATGTTTCAGATATGCTATATTCTCAGGATGAGCTCCCACTTCGACTGAGGTTACAGTTACTATCTTGCTCCATGTTTCATCTAAATTATAAACTTCTATTTTGTCAGCTGCTCTCATTAATCTCTCTCTATAGTTACTGCGTTTATGGCCGTTACGGCCGTTCTCGCTTATTATTAGTTATTATATTATTAGTTATCTATTATTTATTCTGTATATATATTATTTATTATTCTAATATAACTATACTCTATCTAGAGAAAGTGTACAATTTATTTTAGATTTTATTTTTTTTTATTTTATTTGTAAACTTTCTTAAGTTACTGTATAGTTATATCTAAGAGATAATTAATACTATATATATTAACTATCTTCTAACGTTGTACGGCCATAACGGCCGATATACGTTATATATATTATATCTAATAATAATTATTATTCAGTATATTAATTCTTTAATTGTAAAACTGAAGCTTATTAGATATAATATATTTATATTATTATTATTCTATGACTTCATTAAGTCTTAGTTCTTTTACATTCAAATAAAAATTTAAGATAATCTAATAGTTATGGTATAGTTATTAGTGACTGGAATCTTTTCTAGACATTTAGGTTTCAGTTTCTCCTTGAAAATGTAGATGATAATTTATTTATTATTAGAGAGAGAGTAGATTTATGCCTGCTCTCTCTCGTTCTACATTAAATAGACACTGAACAAATGTAAGGATTATTATCTGTAATTTGAGAACAATCCCACCTCAGATTATCAGTATCATTAGGTTCTTTAATTGTATGTGTGTGAGTACTTAAACTTCTGATAGAAATAAACTCCATCAGCTTACTCTCTCCATTACCTTGACTAACCCACTTCTTATATGTACTAAATGTACCCTTGTTATAGTGATACCTCAGTGCTTCTGCTTTATAGAGATGCAATGAACCTTGATGATTACAAATAACTATCGTAGTCCTTTCATCAGATAACCAACACGAATCCTTGAGATAAGGTTTAAGACACTTTGTTTCAATACTTGGATGGTAATACCAAGTTGAATACGATTTAATTTCTATACCACCCAGTGAACTCATTCCATCTGGTTCGTTTTTACCACCTAAAGGTCTGATATTCATCTCAGGTTTTAGGTTTGACATGTGTTTAAGCACACGCAGTTCTTCATTGACACCCCAATCGAATGTCTCATTCCAATTATACATGATTATACTCCAGCTGTTATCATCTATAGCGAGAACTTTTTCCTAGTTCTCACATATAAAACTCAACTCAACTCAACTTAACTAAACGATGTATAACTATCTGCTAAAAAAGTTTTTTTCTTAGAAAAATAAAAAAAGCCAGACTGTTAGGTCTGACTTAGTTTTGTTTAGCATGTTTTATTTGGAGTACACCCATGGGATGTATTCTTATATTACTATTTGCGCAAACTATGTTTAATATCTTTTAACTGTTCTTCCATCAGAACCATTCGCTGGTCCATCTTAACAATGGCTTCTTTGAATAGTGCTCTGTCTTTTTCTGCATCAGCCAGTATTCTATCGATTGACTGATTCTGGAACATGATAAACTGACGGTTCATATAAAGTGCAACTATCACAGCTGCTGCCGGTCCAGTTAACCACGGTAAAATTTCCATCATAAGTGCTTCCATACAATACCTCTAGAAATAACGAGGATGATGATGGTGACACTTTGTCACCACCACCAACCTAAACTAATTAGCTCTTCTTAGACATGTATCTGATTTCAAGTGTGTCACCTGATGCAAGGTTAGCACCGAATGTTACAGTAGAAGCAGAACCATTATCTGTTACAGTGTATTGGTCAGCATCAGCTGGTGAAGAAGCAACTAATCTCATCAACAAACCGTTTTTGAATGCCATAACTTGTGGTTCGAAACCAGTAGCATAGCGATTTGTTAATGCGAAAGCCAATGTTGAACCGTTAGGAGCAAATACATCGAAGCTTCCTTCAATACTTAACTTACCTTCGTCAACAGCAGCAGCTGCGATTTTAGAAGTAATTACAGCGTTTGAAGCGATACCAGCAGAAACAACAGCGTTATCAGCAATTTGAGTTGCACTAACACCAGCATCAGCAATCTTAACACCGTTAGCAGATTTAGCAAGAGTTGAACCATCAAGATTCAAGTCCATTGTCTGACCAGCAGCACCAGTATAAGCACTTCCAATAGCAAGACCTTGTCCAGCTGCAAGAGCATTTAAGGTTCCACCAAGAGCGACACCAGATATGGTTGAGTTAGCAAGTTTTGCATTCGCAATAGAACCTGCCAATTTAGCAGATGAAATAGCTGCATCAGCAATGTAGATACCGTCTGCATCTTTAGTAATCGACCCACCAGATTCAGACTTAACTTTCAAGTCAAGTTTGTTTGAACTGAATTGCATACCTGGATTGGTAGCAAGGTCGACGCTAATTACATCCGGGTCACCTGATGCATCAATAACGATACCATCACCGCCAGAAAAAGCATCTGGAAGTTGAGCATCAACATATGCCTTGTTCGCTACATCAGTTGAAGCTGATGGAGTACCAGCACGTAGAACACCTGACGAATAGTCGTAGGTTGCGGTTAAGTCTATTTGAGCAGCGCCAATACTCGCATTTTTAATTTGGACGCCTCTAATTTGAATTGTAGCCATGATAATCTCCTGTGATTAAGCTAGTTTTGTTTGATTTCCGGTGAATAAATCACCGATAAGTTATCTCCCGTCTGCGGCACCTCGGAGATTGTGAACGTTGTTGATGAGTTTACTGTTATGAATGTTCCGCCTGCTGGTCCTTGAAATAGACCATTTAGGAAGACGAATATACGTATCGACTGAAACGACTCTTGTACCGTAAAAGTTGCGGTAACTCCATTTATTTGGGACGTTAAGTCCTGCGATTGCAAGTCGGAACCTTGTAATGGAATAAAAGGTCCGACAAATGATGTTTCTGCTGGCATCTGTCACCCTCCTATTCGAACCAAGCGACCTGAACCTCAGTAACCGTGAACGTCCCTGCATCTGTTTTGGCAAATAGGTATAGGTCATCATGGGAGGCCGCGTGAAATATGTCGACTTTAAACGTTGCTGATACTGATGAATCACCAACTGCATCTTCCAAAGTAGATTGAGAAGCAGGTAACAGAAGTTTAGTTCCGTTATCGTCTTCGTATCCTTTGAGTATAATGCTTGTTGCTCCACTGACCGTTCCTTTTAACCTTACGAGTTGTATGTTTCCACTATAGATTCTTCGATATTTGAAAGCATTACTGCCTCCGTCGTCGATTTTGTTTAGTTGTATTCTTATTTTTTTTGCTGTTCCGTAGCTACTATCAAATGTGACGTTAACCGCATCTGTAATTCTATGAACAAACTTTCCTGTCTTACCCATCATCTACCTCCTCAGGGCTCATTATAACCTTATTTTTTTCCTTTGCGCGGGAAGTCAATTTTTCTGGCTTTACCACCACGTAAAACTGAATTGACACGACCCATTGCCCATTGGTGTGCTGTCACACCTTTTCTACTACCACTACTAAGATAAGCAGCTAATCCTTTATCATAAGACTTCTTCAATTCTGATGCTGAAAACTTCTTACTTTTTGACGCCTTTTTTCTTAGTGTTGCCATTACGCCTTTTCCTTTTCGCTTTGACGACTTTTTTGCGGGTGCTTTTTTTGCTTTTGCCACGTTCTTTCTCCTCCATCTTTTCTCTAATGGCTGAGGCTTGTTTAATCTTGCCTTGCTTATAGAGTTTAGATGCTTTTTTAATTAATTTTGCACGCTTGCTTCCTTTCGGAGCCTTGTATTGTTTAGGTAAAGACTTTACCTTTGCCTTTCTTTTCATTTCTTCTTCTTCTTAGGAGCCTTTCTTTTGATTGGCTTCTTAGCAGGTTTCTTTTTCTTCATCGGCTTTCGCTTAATAGGCTTTCCAACTTTATATCCTGGCATTTTATTCCTCCACTTGTTCTTGTTCTGGTGTTTCCACTGTTGGTTCTAGAGTACATGTCGCGTATTGAGTGGTAATAACTAAGGCCATACCAACAAAGCCAACACGGATTTTATTCTCGTTCATCCATTGTATTAATTTCTGCATATCTATTCCTCACATCTGCATGGGTCACATTGACACTTCTTACATTCGTCACTCATTTTTTCCTCCGAGTTTTAGTTTTCTTTTTGGCTACACGCCCTTTCGTACCTGTAGTTTTCTTTGGACTGGATGCTGACCATAAGTCTTTGCATGCCCAGTATTTTGCTGTTGTTCTATCTTTTGCTTTGCTACATCCATGACGTGCTCTAAAAGATTTCCTCGCAGCTGCACTGATATTGTGGCCAAAGCCTTTCGCTCCGTAATGTATCAGCTTTTTGCGACCGTTCTTCATAACAACTACCATCTTCTTCTTCTTTGGTTTGTATGACGGAACTGGTTTACCTACCTTCAGTCGTTTCTTTGCTGCTGCTGCTTTTGATAATTTCTTTTTAGCCATCCTATTAATACCTCTTATTTTTCAAATATCTTTCGTTTCTCAATTAGACGTCTTTCTGTCTCTTTCAATGCTCGATACTCTATCTCTAAATCTTTTGGAATACGAACTGGTCGACCCTTTAAGAATAAGTAGTCCAACCCTGGTGAAAGAAACGGTTTCTGTAATTCACCTTGATAACCAAGATTTGTACCTTCAGGCACCGCAATCAAACCTTCCATAACAGCAGCATTGAAGTAATCATTAAAACCACGTCCAGTTCCTGCTATAGCCATGATTAGTTGGTCAGTTAAATAATTGTTTCTACCTGCCTGACTTCTAAAACGATACTGATAACCACCAAAGTCTGGTGCACCTGGCACACGTTTTTCTGTTGGCCTAACTTCGATATCGTATCTATCAACAAAGTAGTATGGATTAGCACCGTCTGACATCATTGAACTAAACATAGCAGGAGGACTGAAGTTAAAGAAACCCATTGCATAATATTGCTGTTGCATCTGAAGCATTTGTTTTCCTGATACACCACGCTTATAATCAGTATCTAGCTCTGTTATGAAGTCAAGTGCTGGAATATAGAAGAAGTTTGCTAATCCTTCCTTAGTTCTTTGTACTGTATCTTCAGTTCTACCTTGTGCAATTCCTGAACCAAATCCAATTAGTTTACCAACATTAAGTAGATTGCCAAGATAAGGACTTCGCATGTAAGTATTAACAATCTTACCATCTTCATTGTCTTGTACTTCACGCATATATGCAGACTCTAATGTTCTTGTACCACCTGAATAATAAGTTCCATAAAAACGATTTAAATCTCTATGATATGATGCCATTGCTGCAACTCTTAATGCACCATTTGTAGTTGTCATAGCCTTAAACATCTCTGCTGAAGAAGCAATTGTAAATGATAAGTAAAGTGCAGACTTCATAACACCTTGTCTTGCAGCAGGTGGCATCATTCCATAATCTAACATTACTTCTCTTGCTAATTTGGCAGCACTTTCTACACTCTCACCATTTTGTAGAGCTTTGACGAAGATTGCTTCTCTAAATGCTCTATCAGTTTCATCAGCCCATTTCATATAAGGTGACATTGTAGGTGAGTAAGGTCTAACTACTTCAGCTGTACCGACTGCGACGTCTTGTGCTCCTCTTCTAAAGTAAGATAACATACCTTCAAGCCATGACTTTTTATCATTCTTTAACATGTCAGGTAGTGACTTATAACCTGGAACACCTTTTGTAAAGCGAGTCCAACCAGCTGCTTCTTGTGCCAGGTCAGCATAGAATGAGTCACCTAAGTTTAGTCCAGCATTTGACACACCTAAGTTACGACGTGTAAACTCTTCGTATACCTGTGCATATGTAAATCTGGTGCCTGGCAGAATGGTATCTGGTGAACCCGCTGCCATATACCTTAGTTTCCTATAGGGCGTGAGTCCAAGTGGAGTCTGAGCAGTCTGGCCTAATACTGTCATTATGTACTTTGGATTGGTGACATAAGTAATAAGTCCAGCGGTAAGTAAGTTTTCCATTTGATAAGGAATGTTTGGTAAATACTTACCACCTAACTGACCAGATACAAAGGTTCTTCTCATACCGTTGGTCACATAATTCATCATGCCTGTTGAGTACTCAAAGACATCTTTACTTCTCTGTAATTTAGAAAAGTTATCGCTGATTGCTTTAGCATCTGAACTACCTAATGTTCTAGTATATTGCTGTATTGCTTTTCTTTCAGCCTCAGTTAAAGGATAAACAGCAGCTGCTTGTTTCTTTACACCTTCTAGCGTTTCAAACCTTGTAGGTGCTAGTAGTTCTCTTATCTGGTAACCATAATTGTTTCGAAGTTCGTCTACTGTAATGCCTCTTTTAAGTGCTGTTACTTCTAAGTAATCAGCCATTGCATTAGCAGAACCACCATCTAATTGTGCTAGGAATTGTTGTTTGTTCAAGACTATATTTCTTGTCCCACCTACAGGATATAAAGCAGGTCGACTTGAATCTCTTAAATAATTTCTATAAGCTCCTGCTAAACCACTGTGATTATCAAAAAACATATCGATTTGTGCAGGTGACATTGTGTTGATTGATAATTTAGCAGGTCCAAATCTTAATGCTGCCAAGTCTTGAACAATTTCTGTAATCTCAGGAAGTGCCATTTCATAACCAGCTAAGGCAAATACTCTTTCATTGACTGTAAGCGATGCAGTAGCCACTTCATCAGCACCAAATGTTTCTCTAATTGCACGTTTAACTATCATCTGTGTTTCTAAATTAGCAGTCATTGAAGCAATAGCATCAGCAGGATTCCTGACTTTATTAGTCTTAAGTTGTGGTGCAATGTTTTCTATTTCTTTCATTATTGCATTTGCTTCTGCAAAAGGTGTAACTTCTGCTCGAGCCATTCTTCTATCTAATAGTGCTGCAATAGCATCATTAGACCTGAGGTCTATTCCATACACTGTGTTTAAGTAATTTTCGAATGTGTCTCTGTTTGCAAGTTTCTTACCCCCTTCCAAATTTCTTGGTCTTCTTATGTATAATTCTCTAGCTTTTTTAAGCTGGTCAGGTGTCATCTTGGATATGTCTGATAAAGAAAGATTAAGGTTTCTTTGTAGTCTATAAACTGTTTCATAAACAATGGAAGTTTTAAGGCCTAATCTTTTAAGTCCTACAAATTCTTTACCAGCAAATTCACTTATCACACCTGTAACGTCAAGATTTCTTGATGTCTGACCGTATGCACCTTTCATGGTTCTTTCTAATCGTGCAATACCTTCGTCTACTTGATTAGCAAAGCGCGCTGATGTTGCTGAGGTTTGTGCTGTTTGTGCTTGCTGAACAGTAGGTTTGTTCATTAACTTTTTAATTCCTGTATCGACTACTTTCTTTACACTTGTCGGAGTAAATGCATTATAAACTTCTTTTGCACTCATGATAGCAGCGCTTCTTCTTTCTAATGGTTGCGCTGCTGCTTCTAATGTACTAGCTTTTCTAGCAACAAATGCAGTGTCTGAACCTTTCATGGCAATGTCATCGATATATCTGTTTGTCACATATATTGTATCACCAATGTCCATACCACCTTTGAAGTTAATTAAGTTTTCTAAGTGACCGTCACCGGTATTTCTAGCAATATCAATTAAATCATCAGCAATGTTTTCACCTTTAATAAAGTAGATAAGTTCACCAGTTGGTGTTTCTTGCGTGAAAAATAACTTAGACGTACCATCAGTATCTACTAATGCATTATCTATTGATTCAATGTTTTCATCTAACCAACTTGACTTAACAACAGTCTTGTCTGTAAGCATGACATAGTCACCCAAACCATACTTTGTTAATTCTTCTGCACCTGCACCTCTAATGTCTCTGCGTCTTTGCAAAGCCTTTTCATAATTGTATGCGCCTCTTTCAGAACCAATCATAGCACGTTCAGCCATTGAGCTTAGAACTTCTGTTTCTGATGTTACAATTTCTTGTAGCGCTTTTTCTGCTTGTGCTGGTGTCAACTGTTCAACAGCTGCATATGCACGACCACCTATAACTCCATCTTGTAAAGCATCATCTAATGCACCTGCTCCACCTCTTGCACGTATTTCTAAAGCTTGTATCGGGTCTGATAAGTTGTTGAGTACTTTACCTTCGACTGATGCAGTATCTGATACTAAGTTTGATAACTTCTGTCCTTTGAAACCTGAAGCTACGATATCACCATTTTCGATTGTTCTAGCTATTTTTGATATATCAGTTCCAGCTCTTCCCATAACAACAGCTTTCTTAGCGATACCTGGTGCATAATCAGATGCAAGTTTAATTGTAGCGAAGAGAGGATTACCACCACCAGCAATAATATCTAGTGCAGTTTCACCAACTCTTTCTGCTGCCTGAACACCTTTACTTGGTGTTGTCAATGTAGGTTTTAAAGTTCTCTGTGAGATTGCAGCCTTTGCAGCTCTTGGTGCTTTTGATAATCCTCTTGTTGGTGCACCTAATGCTCTAACTGCACCACCTTTACCGATTGGAATAAAAGCCTCAGCTAGTGTTCCAGCACCTACTATAAAGTTTCTTGATGGTACGATTGCATCAGGAATTAGATAATCTGACATTCCTGAAGTACCAAAGTCTTCATCAATCATTCCAAAAAGTGCTGAGTCTAATTGTCCTAAATCATTACCAAGCGAACGCATAGTTGCAGTTTCTACTAGGACTTCTTTTAAGTAAGCATCACCTAAGTCAAGCATACTATCAATTGGATTTGCAATATCAAACTCAACTTCTTCTGTGTATTCTCTTCTTGCTGCTGGTAGTATTGTTTCTATTTCTTCTTCTGGTGTTTTTCTATCTATTAATCCTAAGTTTTCTGCACCTGAAACAGCTGGATTGACGACTAGTCTTAATAAACCTGCAACATCTCTAACAACAGTCATTGCTGCAGATTCTGTAATGGCATCTGGATTTTCTATAATACCTTGCTCGAATAAGTTCTGTCTAAACTCAGGGTCATATTTACTTGTCGTTAAGGAGGTGAAACCTTCAGCTACAAAATCTACTGCAGGTTCGACAAGGTTTCTGTTGAGAACATCACCTGCACTTTCTTTAATTGGAAAAGATTTGTTTAGTTCTTTTTCTACTGATGTTTGTGTACCTTCTCGTCCAGTATTGTTTGTATCAATAGGTCTGAATGTTATTTCTATTGCTTGTCTTGTTACAGCATTTGCTTCAGGTTGTACTTCTTTTATCAACTCTTGCATCTCTTCTGGCGAATAACCATAAAAGAATGGTGCCATTGTAGGTGATAAACCTTCCACACCACCTAATCGTGCATTAATTATTTGGTCAACAACATTATCTCTATAACTAGTAAAGAAGTCTATGCGACTTTGCTCTGTTGCTGCTCTATCTGTTGGGTCTAGTTCGTTTTCTTCACCAAAGGCTACCAATGAATCGACTAGTTGTTTCTTTGCTTGTCGTCTTGGTTCGCGCTGTCTTCTTAATTCATCAGCAGTTGTTATAACCTGAGGTGAAAGAGCTTGGCCAGCCAGTTCGGTTAACGACATGTCATCAGCTAATTGTGGATTTCTTTGTATCATTCCAGGTCTGACAGGTGTCGGTTCAACTTCAAACTGTCCGATTGCACGTGGCTTACGAGGTGATTTAACACCAAAGAATTGTTCCTTAGCTTTATCTTGTGCTGTTTCAGGTAATTTGTCTACCTTTTCACGAACAAAAGAAAGCTTATCAAGCATATATTTATTTGATGCTTGGTCAAAAGCATTTTCTTTAGGTGGTGATTCACCAGTTTTGCGTTCATAATCTTGGTCAAACTCAATACCAAATTGTGCAGCCAATGAGTCTTCATCAGGTAATCCTTCAGATACATAACGAAGCACAGCTGCTTCATAACCTTTACGCTGCTCTTCATCTAGCAGGCCAGGAATAATAAGTTGTTCTGCTTTTATTAAGTCTTTGTTTTCTTGTAAAGATTTTAATGATGGAGGAGTTGGTGGTTGTGCACCTTCAAACTCAAAACCTGGTAAACTTCTAGTCTGAGGTAAATCAGGTAGTGCTGTCTCATCTACATCGATAACAGCATCTCTTTTCTTTTCGGCTAATATTCCTTGTAAGTACTCATTAGCAGCTTCAGTATCATCTTGATATAGGTCTTCATAAAAACTCTTTTGTTGTTCGTCAAAGCTTTCAGGAGCAGTAGGAGAAGGTGGTCCTGCGAACTGGACGTTGTCATCTGTGATACTTGAATCTGTTTCTGGTGTGTTTATAGGTGTATCAGGTTGTATAAACACATCGTCTTCTAACACTGGAGCAGGTCGTGCACGCTCTGCATCTCTCGCTTGTTCAGCAAGGATTGCTGACTTAAAATCTTCGGCCGCTTCAGGGTCGTCAATTAAAAGTGTGTCATAAAAACTTTGTTGGCCTGGTGTCAGACCTGGTGTTGGTGTTGCCATTTTCTACTTTCCTTCTTCTTGTGCCTTTTGTGCTGCTTCTTGTTGCCTTCTTAATAGCTCTGCTTCATAGGCTAAATCAGCTTCTGCTTGCATAGCTGGGTCTAGTGTCTTACCTTCAATCGCTCCAGTTCCAGAATATTGTCTTTGACCGTTTGGTGCAATTCTTTCTAAGCGATATCCATAACTAAAGTTAGGGTTTTTCTTAACTACATCTCCTATGTCTAACTGCATGATAGGTTCTAATTGTACAGGAGGAGTGCCTATAACTTCTGGTATACCACCACGTTCATCAAATTCTACATCTTCTTGAGTAGGTATTTCTACTGGTGCCTGAGGTAGTGGTTTAGCTGCTTCTTCTTTTTGGAATAGACGACCTGAAAATAGCTTGTCAAAGAAACTGTCTTTCTTTTCAACCTTAGCAGGTTCTGCACCTGGTCGATTTATTGTACCGCCACTCTCATCAAATTCTACGTCTGCTTCACTAGGAAAATCTGGATTAATTTCAGGAATAACTTTAGCTGCTTCTCTTTCGATTGCATCAGCAGATACACCTTGTTCTTTAGCTGCTTCATCAAGTGCTGCCTTTTCATCTGACTCTTGTTCTACTTTCTCAATCATCTTTTCTAAGTTTGGTATGAGGCCTGTTTCTACATTTTGTACAAAGTAATGCATTGCTACGCCTAATGCAGCGTTAGCTTCTTCTTCAGAGTTTGTTAATTGTTTTGCTAAGAGTCTAACATCTGTGTCCAGTCCTGCATTCTTACCTTCAATAATTTTGCGTGCTGCGTTTGCTATCTGGTCCTCATTGTTTTCTTCATCAAACAGAGTATTAACATAGCTCATATACTTGCCGTTGTCTCTGACTGTTGTATATGCTTTGTAGTTTGTACGTGCTGTAGGTGATAAGTTCTCAGCAGTTTTCATCTTTCGTAATTCTTTTCTTTGCTTACGTGTGAGAGGTGCATATTGCTGTGAGTATATTTCTCTACCTCTTTCAATGATTTTACCTAAGTCAACGTCATCACCATACTGGTCTTTCATTTGGTCTTCGAGTATTTTTAGCTTTTCTTCTGCTTCACTCTGTTCACCTTGCATTCGCTTGATGTCACCAGGTTTTGCTTTGATGTCAGCAAGTTTTGGCATCTTTGCGTATTTCTCATTGATAGCATCTTTCTTAGGTTGTGTAACTCTTTGCACTATCTTTTCATCTGATAGTAACATTACATTACCATCGATTCCCATACCACTAGCAATTTGGTCTCTTAAAACTTGTTCATTGTAAGCCTTACCTTGTGCTGTAGCAGCTGATTTTGCTGATTGAAGGATTGATTTAGCAAGAACATACTTCTGAACTTGGTCTTTTCCTGCACCTTTACCGCCAACGTTATTGATTGCATCATCAACGGCTCGTGTAACTGTTGAACCACTTCTTATCTTTGCTTGCATAGTATTACGAACATCAGGCATATTAAAGCGACTGATATCGAATGATTTCTCTGCAGACTTTTCAACAGCTGTTAATTCTTTTGCTTGATTTTGTCTACGTGCTTCTTGTACTCTTAGTCTTCCTGTAACTTCAGACTCACTAATTTTTAGTCCGCCTTTAGTTATGTTTGTACCAGTTGCAATAGCTTTTTCATAATCTGCTATTTTACCTTCAAGTAGTTGTATTCTATCTGCAAGTGTAACAAATTCTTTTTCTGCTAGTTTGATACTTTGATTTAAAAGTTCTTGATGCGTAGAAAAGTAAGCTGTATTAAATAGTTGTGCGTTTGTAGCCATTAGAAACTCTCCAATAATTTAAGTATTTCAGGGTCGATGGCGGCATCCGAACTAATATTTCTTCTAGCAGTTGCATCCTGTAGAGCCTGATATTGTAGTCCTGCATCTGCTGCACCACCTAATCCAGCGATAAATGCACCAGCTGCTGCTTGTTTAGAAGCCTGCTCAGCTGATTCAGCTGCATTTAATGCGTTCATTTCTGCTCGTTGTCTCTGTTCCATAGCCATATCAGCAGCAAGAAGTTTATTTGAAGCAGCATCCATTTGTCTTGCCTCAGTTTCTTGTTGTCTCATTAATCCTGCTAATGCGTCACCTGATTGAAATGCACCTGTAGAACCTAATAGGGCTTGTTGTCGTAGTAGTCTTTCCTGACTAGCTGCTTGAACAGGGTCTAATACCATTCTGCCTAATTCTTGTCTTTGTACATCTGACAAACCTAATGCGTTCATTTCTTCTTGTCTTCTTAATTCTGCTAATCGCTCTTGTTGAGCATCACCAAATGCGGCTTTTCCTGCAGCTCTTGTCGACATAGCTCCGCCTATTCCGCGTGCCAGTCCTCCTGCTGCTAATAAACCAATAGTAACCGGGTCCATAGTTAACCTCCTATAATAACCTTTTTTTTACACCCTGTAATAGGCGCTGATTGAATACGTATAAAATTTTAGTGGAATTGCACGTGTATTTGAGCGTGCAAATAATTGTATGTTATGATGTCCTGCTGCTACGACTGGAAATATTGTATGAACTTGATAAGAACGACGTCTATAAAATCCTGGTATTCCCGTAGATGCACCACTTGTAGGTGATAAATCTTTTTCCTTAGCAAAGAAACTCTGAGAATAGTTGTTGAAGGCACCATCTAAATTAACATTTAATGAAAAGTCTGCATTTCCAGCTACATTAATTGGTAAGCCTCGAGGTGACAAATTAAGCTTAAGCATAACATCTGCATCTTCATCTAAATAAAAACTAATACCACATCCTGGAGCAGGAGAAGGATTATCACTTAAATCTGATATAAACAAACCAGCATATCCTGGGTGGAATGTAGGTAAATCTGTTAGTGAAGGACCGGCAAATACACCAGTCATCATCTCGTATGTGTTAGAAACAGGATGATACAAACCTTTCATAAAATGTTTTGTTGTTGCCCATGCTGATGTTTGTATGTCACCAGTTGCAATAGAACCGTTTAGATATGTTTTCAATGTATCAGCATTTTCTTGTAGCTTGGCAGCTTCAATCTTTGTTTTTGTAGTAAACGCGTTTGGTATATTAAGTGCCATTATGCCCCCTTTGTTTTGTGTATGATGCAGCTAGTCTGGATTCTTTCTAGTGCAAGCTGACCTGATACACCGTAAATTGGTATTGGGTCACCATCTGTATTAACTTTATCTGGTTGACAGTCTTCATATTCTAAAAATGCACCTACATCGTTACCAATTCCTATACCTGCAACAGATGCATGCATTCTCCAGTAGCCTGAAATAAATAATTGGACACCAAAAAGTTTCTTACCTGATGCCACACCATCTTTAACTTGCAGACTGAAAGAGCTATGAAACATTTGTGGTCCACCTAATGCATTATTATTATCTGCACCGTCTTTGTCAGCATTCTTTAGAAGAAACGGTGATGTACCAACATTACCTGCAGAAGCAAACATACTAGGAATAATCATTGTATGGTCCCATCGTCGTTCATCAAAGTCAAAATAATTATTAGAAATAGAATTAGTACCTGTTATTGTATCAGGTCGTAAGAAATCTGTTCCATCAACCAATCCAGCAGATTTTGCATCCTGGAAATCAGAATCAGTTAGTGCATTAGATGTAACATTAAACTTTGGATAGATTATCCAGAACCATTCTCCAATCCCTGAGCCATAAGGATGAGGTGCACCAGTTCCACCATCTTTTGTTGTTGTGTCGATAAGTTTTGTTACTAATTCTGTAATAGGTGTATGCAACAGATTATCCATTACATTTACATTCCATTGTACAGTTATTAGTTCTGCACCGGTTAAGTCTTCACCAGCAGTACCGTTAACGCGTAGTTTAGTTCCTTTACCTATTGCTGTGTTTGTTGCGCCTGCATCGTCATGATTAATAGGCTTTTCTTTAGGTTCGTTTATATCGATTGAGTATGAATCATATCGTGCACCAGTTGCTGGCAATGCACCAAATGATATCTGATAACCGTTGTTTAGTTGTCCTATGTCTGCAATGTGCAAACTCTCTGAAAGATTACGAAAGTCTATACCTTCTGCTCTTACATTTTCCTCGTCAATATCACCAGAACCCAATGAACCTTCTAATGCGTTCATATTTGCATTCATCTCAGCTGAATCTGTTACTGCATTCTCTGGATAAAACGTTTTTAGTTTAACTTCTGCCATCTTCTTCTCCTATCTGTAAAAGTTATGTAAATATAACTGGCCACCCCAGTAGCAAATAACTACTTGGTCATTACCTTCATTTAAACGGGCTGGTAGCCTCATTCTTATTTCGACTGTGTTTGTACCTTTACTCACAGGAATCATTGCTGACATGTTTGAAGTAAAGAATGGTTGTGCTATAGCAGGTCCATAATATACAATAACACCATTGACTAGTATTTGAAATTGTACACGTTTCCGTGCAACTAGTGTTGTTGTAAATGCTTTATAATACGACCAATACTGAGGCATGTATGTATTGACCTTGAATGTACAATGAAGCATTCCTTCTTCACACTCAATGGATTTACTTTCTATAGCATTGAATGTATCACCTTCATTAATCGGGTCTTGTTGATACACATAGCCACGAATCCTGTTACCTCTTGTGTTGTTATCAGTAATCGTACCATTTCCATAATTACTGTCTTGATAAGTATCAGCAAAAGGTATATGAAAGTTAGTTGTTCCTAGTTCAGCTCTACCTATTGATTCATTATTAACTGATGCAGCACCAACTGATGCAGTAGGTAGATTATCTCTATCCATGCCACCATTTACAACTGATGTATAGTTAGAGAAAGCCATGTCGACCTGTCTACTTTCAACAATAGTTTTTTCTTCTATTTGTGTTTTTGTCCAACGATATCCCATTATGTTTTACCTCGTATAGTTTTCTTTCCGTCAACCTGGTATTCAACTGAATAGCCGATAAACTCTAAAGGAGATTGGGTATTTAATTCAAATGCTAACTCTGAAACTGCGCCTGCCGTAGATACATCGTACCTTATTTGTGTCAAAAGTTTATCTTGCCAGAAAGCTACGTCCCATACATAAGCTACATCATCATAAACCGGTTGGTCTTTATGGTCTGCTCTTTGCATTTTCATATCAGTTGCGAGATAAGCATCACCCCAGTCTCTATCTTTATAAACTGTCATTCCAACGTCATTATCACCACGTGTTAAAACATAGAGGTAGATATACTTTGGATACTTTTTAAGTTGTGGCATACCCATGTCTAACCATGCACTTCTAAATAAAGAACTTGGAATCGGTCCGTTTTTAATGTTTGTGCTTACACCTGTAAATACATAGCCTTCTTGTCTTAATCCACTGACTACAAATATTCCACCTTTAGCAGGTGATTCACCAGGTGAAGAAGGTGCACCTGTATAAACATTGTTTAAGTCATAACCACCAATTATGTTTCCGTCTTTATCTGTTGTTGCACATTTAAAAGGAAAGCCACTTCTTTCTGACCAGGTTGCTGCATCTACGTGATAGACTAATCCTAAGTTTAAGAATGTTTGGCCATCAATACACATGTAATAATGTAATTCTCTTTCACGTTGACTGTATACGCCGATTGCAGCAGGTAGTTTGTCTCTACTTGCACGTTCAAAGTATTCTTGCAGACCTTGCGATATTTTAGATAATTTTAAGTCAGCTCCACCATCTAGTCCACCTTTAATGAGATAAACACCATCTTGTGACATGAATGATAAACCTAAGTTTGGAATAGGGACGATGGTGTGAGGTGACAGTGTTCCAACCCCTTGAATGAACGGAACCAAATTAAGTCCATTAACACTGTCACCTCTTATCAGGTCTATCGCATTTTCTCTAAACACCAATAGAGAATTATAATATGGCGCTAAACCTGTAATGTCCCCACCCTCACGGGTTCCCACTTCAAAATAGCTTTGTGCTGAAAAAGTGTCTGGTTGTAGAGGTTGCGAATAATAGATTCGCGTGGGGTCCATCTCACCACCGTCGATAAATAAAACATTCTTAAACGTTGCACTAAATCTGCATGCTGGTGATGGCATAAGTACAGACGTTGTAGCTAGTGGTGCTTCTGCACCTAATTCTGTATCAGCTGTAAAGTCTGTGAATGTCTCATCTGCATTGTTGTTTAATTGTGCTGCAAAGAAAAAAGTGTTTGAATCGTTTTTTGTTCTGTATATTCGTCTAGCCAGTGTGCCATTTGGCCCCTTTGGTATGTCAAGTATAAGTCCAGTTGTAGGAACGCCTGTGGCTGAACCTCTTGTAGTTGTTGCTGATGTAATACGAACTTCATTTGATGCTTGACTAAGTGGTGACTCAGAACCTGCTTCATTAACAAAACTTACTTTGTATCTGTATCTTACAGACTCAGCATCAGTAGAAGAACTTACACCACGAAATGTTGTGTCTGCACCGGACCATATTTGGTCATTAAAGTTTTCATCTGTACTATCTAAAAAAGTTTGTGGTGCAGAGTCTGGTGCTCCTACACTCCGGATAGTCGGCGTTCCAGGTTGTTGTCGCCATCCTAAGTCATATATTGATGCACTGTTTTTAGAACCTTTAAACTTAAGTGGTCCATCTAATCCGTTTGTAATAATACAATAGCGACCATAAGGTTCATAACTTGTGTGAGGTTGTGTTGGACTAGGTGTTTGTCTGCTTGTTTTAAGTGTCACTAATTCGTTACCACTACCTGGTGTTGATGGGTCAAGTACAAATAGTTTCCCATTTGTTTCATATAAGAATGATTGACGTGCACCGTTATGTTGTTGAAAACAATAGATACTATCAACTTCTCTTTGTAGTGCTGCAGTGAAAGGACCAAAACCAGTTTGATTACTAAAAAACTTTTCAAAACCTAGATTATTAGTCCATGCTCGTGTTTTAGAATCATACTTCCAATTAACTAATCTATTGGCACTTTCATTAGGAGCAGGTATACCGATGTATAAACCACCTTGTGGTAATACTTCTAATTTTTGATTTGTTTTCATTTAGCTTCCGTCCTTACCTAGCGTTCTCGTTAAAGTTCTGTAGGGTACTAGTCGCATTGGCCCGGATTTAAAACCTTCTTTAATGTAAAGTGCCGAACGCTGTGTTAAGTGTCTTTCTTCTATCTTCTGCATTTCTTTATCAGCTTTCTTTTCGTAATACACCGCCTGTGTATCTTCACCATGCTTAAACAACGCCTCTTGAAGTGACCGATAAACGATATATCGATGACAATCTATAGGACATGTTGGCTGGTCATAATCATCTACCAATTCAGTTGGATAAGCTATGTAACGAATGTTTATTGGCGTTTGGACAGTTGGTCGTGGATGTAACCGAATGCGCATCCTTGATATAACTGGTTGGTTAAAGCGAGGAATCATTCTAAGCTTATCTGTGGAACTAATCTCAATTAGTGTTTGTGGCCAATTAAGTTGTACATCATAGTCATCTTGTCTAAGATAAGAGATACCATCAGTTGCTTGAAGTACTGTATAATCAATCATGCCTAAGTCACGAAGAAAGTCTTCTTCAAAAGCTACTGCATCGTAGCCATCGATAGATTTAAGACGGACAAAAAATCTCTTACGAAGTCCGTGAAAGCCAAATTGTCTGGTGTCCATGGTATTGAAACGAGGTGCCTGATTTGCTTCAGTTATTTTTAATTCAAAGGCGTTTGATAATTCACCATGAATGTTGTGATACTCATAAGCCATGTGGAATTCATATGTTCCGACTGGCCATCCTGGTGATACTGTATAAGTGTCTACTTTAAAATCTTTACCTGCACGAGGCACGAAATGTGTTAGGTCTTGATAACCTGCAGGTGCTTTGTCAAATACGACAAATTGTGTTGGTGTGCCTGTAATGTCAAAACGATAGTTTAACTCTTCTTCTTTGACGCGTGTGCAATTGTACATGTGACCTAAGGAATTACCTTGTCCTGCACCGGTCTCTGCTGTGTTTCTAATACCTACAGAAAGTACTTGAGCACAGTCTTGGGGTAGATTTAGGTATCTTTGAAAAGCGTTTCCTGTAACCGTCTGTGTGGCTCCACCTGTACCATACCAGTTTACCTTTTCAAAGTTATTGCTTTGCTTACTAACAAAGACTTCATTTGTACCTTTATCAATTTTATCGATAATATAGATACCGTTGTTTTCTGCTGAGGTGGCATTTGTAATTTCTACATAGTCACCTTCATGATTACCTTGTCCAAAACGAAAGTCTTGTCCAATTCCTGTTGTGTTATTAACACCTTCAATAGCAGATTGAAAGAATCCATTAGCGTTTTTAGGAATAAGACGTAAGTCAGACTGAGTTGTATCAGGATTTGTATAGACATTTAATGTTTGTTGAGCCCATGTCCAGGGTTGTGTCATGTAGAAGTTCAGATAAACCTCGTTAATGATACGATTTATTTCTTTGTTATATTGTGGAACATCTGGATTATAGTCCAATATGTTTGCCACCATGTCGCGCATTTCTTTTAGGTTCATCTCTACTCCCGCCTAATAAAAAGGCCCGCCCGGAAGGGCGGGCCAATATCAATTATCTAACTAATAACTAGCCGATTACCAACTCTTAAGTACGAATACTCTAGAGGAGTTATCTCCAGTTTGAGCTTCCATAGCGATAGCAACCACGTGAGGTGACTGAGCAACAGCACCTGTAGTAGTACCAGTTCCGTCACCAAGGTCAGTTCTAAAAGAATCGACTTTGACAAGTTTCCCGTCAGTACTCATGGTTAAGCGGTCACCAGCAGCGATATTAACAACATCACCTTTGGTAAGAGCTTTTTCAACAATACCGCGAAGAACGATATCGATGAAATCACCGCTAGCAGCATCTTGAGGAGTTTTAGTTCCTGCAATAACTGCTGCTTCGTCCATTGAATTGTAACCTTGATATACCCCAACTGGAACATAATCAGTGCCATCAGCTTCAGCAACACACAAGCCACGAAGACCATTGGATGTTTGACTGACGTCTAATGAAACAGTTGCTCCAGCTGTAATAGCTTCGGTTGCACGAAACTTTTCAATCTGTTGTCTGTTAGATACCGCATTAGAATCTTCTCCGACTCCGGTTTCATCTGATGCGAATAATTTTTGAATTAATGTATTTGTAGCCATAATATCCCCCTATTAACTTGCAGCTGTTTCGCCATCACAAAGAATACCTTGAGATGCCATATGTTCGAAATAAACCTGAAGTCTAGTGTAGATGTTAGCAGAACGTGAAGCATAACCGCTTACTGATTCGAAATCGTCCATCTCAAATTGAGCTGCACTATCAAAACCAATCTTCATATAACGAGTATTTAAGAAGTAAGCTGAAATAATTTCTTTACCAACTGGAGTTCCAGCAGGATTCTGTACATCTGACCCAAGGAAAGGAGAAGGAGTAACCATTGCACCATTAAATGCAAGAGCCAAACGTCCACCGTCAAGTACTTTTTCATCGATAAAACGTTCTTGGTTGAACAAGATGCTTTTGTAAGCCTTGTAAAACTGTGGAGAACATAGAATCAAATCTGGAGCACTTCCGTCAGGAGTGTTTAATTGACAGTCAATATATAATTCTGTCATCTGTTCTACAGACAATGCGTTAGCAGAATCCATAAATTGGTTGTTCAAACGTGGGAAGGTAGCCTTAGAAAGTCCACCAACGTTTGTTCCAGCTGTTTGAGAACCGAATGCCAAGTTATCGAAAAATCCTGCTGTAGAGTTTCCACCAGAACCAGCCCCACCATCTGCGGTTGAAAGACCGTTGAATGTGTTAAGGTTAGTTAAGATAGTAGAAGCATTAACAAGAATTTGTTTTTCAACTTCTCGTTTAAGTGCACCCATAACTGATTTCATACGAGCTTCAGCGATATCGATGATTGCTCTTTCACCTTTATTACTTAGTTCTTCAGAACGAGTAACAACGATTGGAGCAACAAAGTCACACCAGTTGAATTCAGCTTGACGCAAAGCATCTTTTACTGCAAGGTTTACGGGCTCATATCCTGAGTCCAATTGTGTTATTGAAGAATGTTCTTCGAGTATAAGTGGTACATTTAATTTCTGTCCACCGTCGTATGTAATTACTCCACCACGTTCACGCATCTTGTCCAAAAGGGGTGTAGCTTGATAAAGCTGGTCAACCTCTTCGTCTAAAAGAATACGGAGAGTTGATGAAAGTACATCATTACTAATAGCCATAATTTCCTCCGCTATTTAATTTAATTATCTGGTTCATTATAATCTGAAACCTTTGTTTTGTGAATTACCTATTGCATCTTGGATTATCCATAGAAGGGTCCCAAAAGCTTGTCCTCTCTGATGCGTGAAAGGGGCTTGTCAATAAATACGGTTTTTTTTCCTTTTTATCCCGCTTTATTATTTTTGAGCCATGCATATATCTCATGACCTTTCTTTAAATGCTTAGGAACTTGCTTCAGGTCTCTTGATGAGCTGCCTTGTGACAATTTTAATCCTACATCACGCATTCTGTTGGTTCGTTCCGCCAACTCTTTCTCTAATTGTCTGTTCTTTTCAGTCAATGTACGACCTTTTACAATATTGTAAGCATCTTCTAGTGAAATGTTTGCATTAGACTGCAACAATTTAGCAACATCTTCTTTATAGTCCATTAAGTCAGGATTATCTGCCTTAAATTTATCTAACTGTGCACGACGTGTCATTCGCACTTGCTCATCTCGCATCGGTTGCATCATTTCCTGCAATCGCTTAGCGACCTCTTGTTGTATCCTAGTCTCGAAAGACTGTGTATCATAAGGGTCAAGTTCTACAGTTTCACTGTTTGCAACCTCGTCTATCTTAGATGCCTCTGCGCCTTTGATAAGAGATGCTTGCAATGCTTCCAGTTCTTTACGTTGATTAGCTAAGTCTTGCGTCTTACGTGTGTAATCAGCACGAATATTTGATAGCAGGTTTTTGGCATCATCAGGAAGAGCACCGATAACTCGGTTATAATCTATTCCTTTGTGTCCACCTTCATCAAGGGCTTCGTTATCTGTAAGGTTATCAATAGACACTTCTGTCTTAAAATTAACCTCACCATTCTTTGCTATATCTAACGCTTCACCAACACGGTCGCGTCCTTGATATGATTTTTTAGTGACTGATGTTTCTGTTTCTGTTGTTTCTACGTCAGTCCCAGCACTTTCTACTACACCTGCTGTGGGGTTGTTGACTTCTTCACTCATACTTTCTCCTGTTGTAAGTTATGCTCTCATTCGAGCCATGAATAGTTCTTCTTCATCCTCTTCGGGCATCGGCTTCATTGCCTTTGACATCATGTCTCCACCTTCTGTTTCCATTACAGGAACTCCAGCTTCGTCTTGAATATCACCCATACCTTGTGGTTTATTAAGGAACGCTTTAAATGATTTGTCCATTGCAGCCGAGTCGATTTT